GCAGTTCAGAAAGATAGAAGGACTTGTTTATCCGGACTTCGACTCAAACAATATTGCTGAAGAAGAGTTTGAGATTCCTGAAGACTGGCTCAGGCTCGGTGGTACTGACTTTGGATTCAATAATCCCCATGCTAATGAGAAAGGGGCTCTTTCTCCGGATGATGTACTCTATATCTATGATGAACTCTACGTCTCCCACATGCTGTTGAAAGATATATCAAAGCACATGAAAGACATCACCTACTTTGGTGATCCGAGCGGTAAAAGAGAGATTGAAGAGCTTGTAGATATGGGTGTTGATATTCACAGCGGTGACAACGATATCCAGAAAGGTATTGAAGCTGTCAATGCAAGAATAAGAACAAACAGGCTTAAAGTATTCAAGAGTAAATGTCCGAATCTGCTGGATGAGATTGAGACCTATCATTATCAGACGGGCACAGAGAAGCCGTACAAAGAGAATGACCATGCTGTTGATGCATTGAGACAGCTGGTCTTAGCTCTTGACAAGAGACGCCACAAACGAGGGAGAGTACATTTCATCGGTTTGGATGAAAGGAAAAAGAAAGAAGAGCAGCTTGAGCAAAAGAAAAAGGAGGTGACGCATGTCAGAAAAGGCAAGGTCTACTGTCCGTGGTGAGAAGAAGATTGGTAAAGTCTATTACTTAAAGACAAGCAGGGGGCTGTTTCCACTTTCTGTACTGCGGAAGGCTGAACGCCGGTCGTCAAAGCAGCTAAAAGAAGAACAAAGATTTCTTTCAGAGAAAGGCCTGAAGCCGCTGCCGTTTGATGTGAATGGGCTTTTAGCGCTACAAGAGAACTGCTCATATTTTGATTCCTGTGTCAGACAAATTGCAAAGGATGTTGTTGGACAGGGCTGGACTCTTGTTGAATCAAGTGAAGAAGTGAACGAGAAAGAGGTTGAAGAACAGAAAAAGAAGGCAAGGGAGTTTCTAGAAGACCCGAATGAAGAACAGGAAGAAGCGATTGAAGACATCATTGAAAAGTGTATTGTTGACTGGGGTGTAGTTGGCTGGTTTGCAATTGAGGTGAGCAGAGACCCTGCATCAAAAGAAGTCAATGGACTCTGGCACATTCCTGCACATACAATCAGAGTACATAAAAGCAAAGAGCTGTTCTGTCAGGTAAGGAATAATAAATATCGCTGGTTCAAGCAAATCGGTTTAGAGAAGAACTTTGATGCTGACACTGGTAAGGAAGTTTCAGCTAAAGCAAGCAATCTTGCTAATGAGATAATCTTTTTCAAAAACTACTACCCTCGTAGCTCTTATTACGGCGCTCCGAATATACTCGGTGCAGTCGGAGCAGCTAGAGGGCTGATAAGTGTTAGAGACTATAACCTGTCGTTCTTTGACAATTACGGTGTTCCTGCTGCTTTAGTGACGCTTGAAGGAGACTGGGAAGAGAACTCAATGAAGTACATCAATGATTTTCTTGATGTAGAAATCAAAGGCTCTAGCAATGCTCATAAGACTCTTGTGTTAGAGCTGCCATCCGGCGGTTCATTAACCTGGAAGCCGCTCTCGGTTGATGTGAAAGAAGGCTCGTTCAATCTGTATTACAAACAGTCAAGGGATGAGGTTTTGAGCTCCTATAAGATGCCACCATACAGAATCGGAATTTCTGAAACTGGCAGCCTGGGTGGTTCAACAGCAAAGGAGTCAACAGCTATTTATATCAATTCTACAATCGCACCACTGCAGAAAGCTGTGAACAGAATATTGACAAAAAGCATTGTACACAATGGGCTTAACTGTGAGCATATAAATTTTCAGTTCAATAAGATTGATACAAGAGACCTGGATTCAGAGGTGAAGCGCTGGCAAACTCTCTTCAGTCTCGGTGCTATTAATGCTAACTATATCAGAGATAAACTAAATCTTGAGAAGGTAGACCATGGTGACGATTATTATATCGCAGCTACATACTTGCCTGTTGGTGAAGAGAGTATAACAAGGAGAGAAGCATCAATTGAGGAATTGAATTCAAAGATAAATGAGATAATTGAAGAGTATAAAAAAAGCAAAGGAGAATGATATGCCATTAGTAATTTATTTTAGAGAGCCAAATATTTCATTGATTGTTAAAGGTGAGCTTGACTCAAAGAGAAAGAAAGCTATTAGCGGAGCGCTCGGTCAAACGCTGGAATTCGATAGTATCGAGGGTAACCATAAGATACTGATACCAGTAAACGACAACACAAACATCACCTATATCAGCACCATGACCGATGAAGAGTTTGAAGATATGAAACGACAGAGAGAGGCGCAGAGGGCAAGAAAGGAAGCCATGAGGCCGATAATCGAGCGCCCTAATATGATAATACCAACAAACAAGAGACACTAAAGAGATGGAAGTTTTGGAGAAAATAAGAGACTCAATGAAAGACATAGTGCAGAAGTCTATCAAGAGAACATATACAAATGCCAAGCGACTCAGAAGGCTGAATGAAAGAAAGCTGACTCCAAAAGTTAATGAGTTCATGAGGTACATGAGAAAGCAGCTACAGAAAGGCTTGACAAGGGTGAAGGCAAGAAAGCCAGGGACATTTGCAGAGCAGCTTGCTGACTGGGATGCTGTCATAGAAGAAGGCCGGCGCATCCTAAAGCCTGAGTTATTGAAGATTCTTGCTGAAGGCGGCAAGGCTGTGGTAGAGAGGAAGGTAATCAAACAAGAAGCAGAACCTCGTTTCGATATGCTCGGCATTCCAGCAGTCAAATGGGCTGAGAAGCATACGGCAAAACTTGTGACTGAGGTGATAGAAGAGACGAAGCAGGCGATAAGACAAGAAGTCAAAGCTGGCATCGATTACGGCAAGAGCATCCAGAAGATTGCAAAAGAGCTGCGCCCTATTGTCGGACTCACATCAAGGCAGTCTGGAGCTGTAGCAAAATACAGGACTTTGCTAGAGGAGCAGGCGCTGCCAGAGCAGAAGATTGCTTCATTGGTAGAGCGGTATGCAAACAAGCTGCATAGATTCAGAACTCAGATGATTGCCAGAACAGAGACGGCATCAGCTCTCAGTGAAGGCACTCTGCAGGGCTTCGGCCAGATTGGAATCAAGAGAGTTCAGGGCGTTGCTGATGAAGAGGCTTGTGAGTATTGTCTTGAGAATATAGACGGCAAAATATTCACTTTGGATGAAGCGCATGGGGTTATTCCCGCTCATCCGAACTGCGAGTGCGTCTTTGTTGCAGCATCATAAAAATTAGGAGGTGAAAAATGCCCTATAAATATAATCCAATAACAGGGAAAATGGACTATTATGAACCAGCCGGAGCAGAGGGCGGAGAGACAGTGACGCTCGAAGCATTCAGGCTCACTGGCCGCTATTATTCCTCTGTGCCATTCAATGTGAGCATATCCAGTTACAGCGGGTATTCAGAAAAGTTATACGCCCTACCTTTCTTAGTCCCAGTAGCTCAAAGCTTTGATAGGATAGGTATTAATCTTGTCTCCGGTGATGCCGGTGCAGTCGGACGATTAGGCATATATTCAGATTCAGATGTTTATCCAAGCTCATTAGTTTACGCTTCCTCTTCAAATCTTGACTTTTCGTTCTCAGGAATAAAAGAGGAGAGTATAGACATATCCTTAGAGCCGGGGCTTTATTGGCTCGCACTTCTATTCCAATCAGGATCAACACTTCAGTTTAAAGGTGCATCCTCAGATGGTTTCTACGGTATCCTTGGAGCACAATCACCAGGCCTGAAAAGCTATATCAACTATGAGGTCAATCAAGCATTCGGCTCTCTACCTGACCCGTATCCTACCGGCGCATTGCTTAAAAATTCAGGAATATTTTTAATATATTTGAGAAAAGCATAAGGAGGAAAAAATGGCAAGAACAACAATACCTTTTCATGTCAGCTCTGGACAATATGCAATTAGGATGACTTTTATTCAGATAGGCTCTGAATGGTATCCAGAATATATTGGCGAATTCGCTCCATGTGACCAGAACAGAGTGCTTCAGCCCGTTTGCAGAATTACGAAAGTGTCTTACGACGGAAATGGCAATCCCTTGAGCATTCTATATGCAAACGGCTGTGCTAAACTCAACAAGATATGGGCTAACAGAGCATCGTACACTTATTGATAGTTCAATAGCCAAGAAACTGTGTCCACATTCTGGCTGTGGATACAAACAGGGCTGCGGGGAGACTAAACAATGAGAATAGAAGAAATAACAGCAAATAAATTGAAAGAGGCGCCTGGTAAAGAGTTATATAGCTTGAGACTCAGGTTCGTACAACTGTACAACAAGAACTTCAAAGGCAACAGAAACACAAGAGTTGGCACTTTGAGCCGCAGCGACTTTCTGCAAAAGTATAAGCTGTTAGTGAAAGAGATGAAGGATAGAGGCTTAACTCATGCAAAGGTTACCGATATTGATGTCGAGGTATTCAGAAAGGCAATGTTTGGCGGGCTTGATGTTGGCACTCTTGGTGATGTTGTTGTTGTTGAAAATTATCTCTCAATAGCTGGTTCATTTGTTAAGTCTCCTACTGAAGCACAAGATATTGATATTATAATACGAGATAATTCTTCAAATAGAGATGAAGGACTGGAGCTGAAGATTGGTAGATTGATTGAGAAAGAAACGGAGAAGCTGCCGCATTTTATTTATTCTCCGAGAGGTCCGCACAGCTCTTATATACCGCTTTTCGATTTGGTGTTGAGAAGCAAAGAAGAGACAAAGAGAATCAAAATCAGAGAGAATAAGAAGATAGAAAAACAATCCGTTGAATATTTCACATCTCTTGATAATTGGGATGAAGCACTTCTCTTTGATAACTATGAGGTTGTCAAGCGTCTTGCTGAAGGTTCAGTGCTTGACTTGGGCTGCGGCACAGGGAGGTTGTTGAAGTTGTTAGAGCAGTCAGGTAGAAAGGTGAGTGGTGTTGATAATAGTGATGAGGCATTGAGGTTTTGCAAAAAGAAAGCGCTGGATGTTACCAAGCTGGACTTAGAAAGTGAGAAGCTGCCTTTTGATGATGAGAGTTGGGACAACGTCACTGCAGTCCATTCTCTTGAGCATATCAAAAACACAGACAATACAATCAATGAAGCTGTCAGAGTAGCAAAGAAAAAGGTTGTAATTCTTGTACCGCTTGGTAAAAGACAGGACTTCACTCATGTTCATGTATTCAAAAAGATCGATGACTTTAAGAAGCTGTTCAAAGATGACAACTTTTCTTTCACTCATTTAGAAGATACAAACTCTGCTATAGCTGAGCTGGATAAAGAGAAACTGAAGAAAGCTGCATTGACACCGATGGGAAGTTTCGACCCACCAAAGCCGACAATGGCCGGACTCACCGAAGCCTTCTCAGTTGAGGAAATCTGGAACTGGGCAAAAGATAGAGAGCTGGTTGCAGAGCCAAAGCTGAACGGCATCCGAGTCGTTATCTGTAAGCAGGGTGATAGAATCAAGATACTTACGGAGAATAGAAAAGACAGGTCAAAGAGCTTTCCTGAAATCGTTGAGCAATTGAAAAAAATAAAAGACGACTTCATTCTTGACAGCTCTATGGGCATAGAGAGAGGGGGAAAGCCACTACCAAGAATTAAGCTGATGACATTGATGTCAGAAAAGCCACAGCTTGAAGAAAATGATGTAGTGATGTTTACTGTATTTGACCTGCCGTATCTTAATGAAGATTTGCACAAGAAGCCGTTCATAGAGAGAAGAAAGAAGCTTGAGTCTTTCTATAATCAGCATCTGAAAGGTTCTAAGAATTTTGATATCACAGAATACAAGAGGGTGAACAATAGAGCAGAGCTGGAAGCTGCTTTTAAAAAGTTTGCTAAATATCCGCAATCAGAGGGAATAGTCATCAAAGACGTCAACAGCACATGGTCAGTTACTGGTAGAGAGTCTGGCTGGGCTAAACTCAAGATAGAAGCAGAAATTAAGGTCATGGTGCTGAAAGTACATAAAGTCAAGAGTGGCTATAATTATCACTGTGGTGTATTGAAGGGTGACTCAGATTTCAAGAATATTGTTAGAGTTGGTGACATGGAGATCATAGAGCTCGGCAAGACTTACAACACAAAGCTCAAAGCAAAAGTTGGTGATATCCTCACGGTTGCTGTTGAGGAAGTAATACCCGATGATGAACTCTCATGGCTTGGAGCTAGGGTGATAGATATTGACCCAGAGAGAAAAGAACCATATTTCGCTAATCAGGTCATTACTATAGCAAGAAATGCAAACGTATTACAGAAAGGAAAGTTCATCTGTGAATGTATAGAATGCGGTCATACCATAGAGTCAGATGAACACTGCAGAGATATAAAATGTCCTAAATGTGGTGGTCAGATGCGCCGGAAAGAGAGACCCGGTCCCGGGCAGCCAGCAGCTAAAGCA